AATGGCTGGACAAGGTGCAAAAGGCGGCGGTCAGGTCGCAATGCCAGTAGCAGGCGCAGGGCCGCAGCTTGGTATGATGCCAATCGCCCCGACAGCGCAACCGGCAGCGCAGCCCGCGCCGCCCGCATTGGCCCCGACTGCTGGGTTTAACGTAAACCAAGCCGCAGCAGGCGCATTGCAGCAGGCGATGGGAACCGCGCAAAGTGGCCTAGGCTTCACGCCGCGCCAGATCGAGGCAGTCGGATACACGCCAGCGCAGATTGCTGGCACAAGCCTCGCGCCATATACCAACCCGTATGAAACGCAAGTCGTGGATCAATCTCTGGCTGATCTTGAGCGCTCGCGCCAGATGCAGCAAAACTTAGGCGGCGCGCAGGCCACGCGCGCCAGAGCATTTGGCGGGTCACGCCACGGCATTGCTGAAGCAGAAACCAACCGCGCCTTTGCCGAGCAGGCGGCGCGCACTGCGTCAGGTCTTCGCCAGCAAGGATACCAAGGCGCAATGGGCATGGCGGGCCAAGACATTGCAGCGCAAAACGCTGCGGCGCAATACGCTGCTCAGCAGGCGGCATCTGCTCAGGCGCAAAACTTGGCGGCGCAGCAGGCCGCGATGGGTACGCGTTTGGGCGCAGCAGGGCAGCTCGCTGGACTTGGCCAGCAGGCATTCGGCACCGGCCAAGCGATCCAGCAGCAGCAGATGCAGCAGGGTCTTATGCAGCAGGGGTTGCAGCAGGCGCTTATCGACGCGGCGCGTGGTCAATATGCTGGCTACACCGGCGCACCGCAGGCCGCGCTCGCAGCGCCATTGGCGGCGCTCGGGGCCACGCCAAACCAGTCAACGACGACGCAGTCAAGGCAGGCCGGATTGTTTGATTATCTGAAGCTGCCATTTATGTACGCGGCGATGTAAGGAATGAACGACATGATTAACCAAAACTCAGGTTTCGACGAAGAAGACTTTATCGGTCAGGAAAAGTCAGCTCGCCGCAAGGATATGGCAGGCGCGTTTGCTGGATGGTTAAACAGCATGTCGATTAATCCTGATCCAAACTTGCCGCAAGTCTTGCAGGCGGCGCAGCTAAAGCGCGCAGACAAGATCAAAGGCAACCGCACGGTAAATATGCTTGAGAAAGCTGGCCGCACTGATCTTGCCGACATGGTAAAAGAAGGAACGATAGACCCGAAGCAAGCAGCAGCGCAGCTATTTGCAGAAGCTGGCGAGCGTCGTGCGTTTGAGCGGCAGAAAGAATTGGCAAGGTTCGAAGCTGGTTTAGCCGCGCCGAAAGACAGCCGGACAGCAGCCATAAAAGAGTATGATCTTGCAGTTTCGCAAGGCTACAAAGGCACATTCTCTGACTTCCAAAGCTCAGGTAAAAGGCGCACAGAGGTAGGAACTATCCCTGCTGGTTATGAGCTTGTGGAAGGGGTGAATGAGGCTGGCGAAACTGTGTTGAGAATGGAGCCAATCGCGGGCGGCCCAGCGGCTATTGAGCAAGCACAGGTGGCAGAGAAAGAGGAGCGGAAGGCCAGCACGAAAGGCACTATGACATCAACCATCCTTAATGCCGCCAAGGAAGCCAGAAGCCTTGCTGACGCATATTCAACTGGCGTTGGGGCAGCATTTTTGCAAAACGTTCCAATGACCGATGCGAGAAAAGTCGCTGGCAACGTTAAAGTTCTTCAAGCGCAGGCGACTATAGAAACGCTAAACGCAATGCGCCAAGAAAGCCCAACCGGCGGCGCTTTAGGTAACGTGACTGAGCGTGAAAATGCAATGCTCGCCGCGAAGGCTGGCTTGCTAGACCCATTAGCGTCTGCTGAAGACTTCAAGCGGCAGCTTGACGAGTATGAGCGCACACTTCTTGAGATTGTGCATGGCGAAGCAAAAGGCCGCGAGATATTCAGCCAAACGAGATCCGCGCCAGCCGCACCAGCGGCACAGCAGCAGCCAGCGGCGGGTGGGGCAAAGCGCATTGAATATGACGCAGAAGGCAACAGGATAAGCGGATGATTGAAGCGCAGCTTGCAGATGGAACAATTCTCAGCTTTCCAGATGGGACGGATCAGGCGGTTGTTGACCGTGTGGTTAAGCAGCATGTCATGGGCGCAGCTTCTGTTGAACCTCAACCCAGCGGCCTAAGGCTTGGCACGTTGCGCGAGAATATTGTGGGTGAAGGCGAGGTAGACACTGTTGGCGAATATGCTGGTGAGCTTATTCAGTCAGCAGGCGCTGGCGCGTTGCGCGGCGTAAAAGGGTTGCTTGATTTGCCGTCAGACGTAAGCGCTTTATCTAGCAGACTTGTTCGCGGTGCATTCGGAGCAGAGCCAGTGCCAGAAGGTTTGCGGATGGGCGACATAGTGCCTGCTGTTGCTGGCGAAGAGAGGGTTCAGTATCGCAGCCCAACAACCGCTGGGCAATATGCTGGAACCGTTGGGGAGTTTTTACCCAGCGCATTGGGCGGCGGCGCTGGCGCTTTAAAAACCGCAGTTACTGCTGGACTTGGTAGCGAAGCTGCGGGTCAAGCCACTGAAGGCACAGAATATGAGCCTATTGCCAGAGTAGCAGGCGCGTTTCTTGCGCCGTTAGCCCCATCTACCCTTGCCGGAATAAAGAACAAGACTGTTAAGGCTTTCCAGAAAAAAGCCATAGAGCAGCCTTCTGTAAAAACAGCCAGAGACGCTAAAAACGCTGCATATAAAAACTTTAAGGACGTTGGTGGAAAAATCGACGTCAATATGGATGGCGTTAATAGGTATGTTGCAAAAGCAATAGCAGACGATGCTGATGATATATTTGTGAGTTATGTGTCAAACTCAGAAACAGGTAAGTTTGTTGATAACGCCCTCGCTATGATATCCAAGCATACCGGCAAAAGCTTAAATATAGCACAAGTAGATAAGCTGCGCGCTGGAATGTCTGACCTATATAGGCAGAGCGGCTTCAACCCTCAAGTCGCATTTATAAGGGATAAGCTTGACGAAGTTATAGATATGGCACCTGTGACAGGAAATCAGAAAGCATCTGATGCCTTAAAGCTCGCCCGCGCAGACAACCGAAGATTCAAGAAAATTGAATTGTTTGAGGAGTTAATGGACAAGGCGCAGCGCGGGGCCGCGGCAACCGGCTCTGGCGGGAATGTTGTTAATAAATACCGTCAAGCTGTTGCATCTATCCTTAACAGCACAAGAAATAAAGCTAAGTTTGACGCAGAAGAAATTAAGCTCATGGAAGATTTTGTGCAAGGCACAATGTCTGAAAATACCATGCGCCTGATCGGTAAGCTGTCTCCAACCGGCAATGGCCTTATGCAGGCATTAAATATAGGCGCTATTGTAAATAACCCAGCCTTTGCCGTGGCAACTATATCTGGCGCGGCAGCTAAGGCTGGCGCAGAGGGTAAAGCGGTGAAATCATTAGACGCCATCCGCAACATGATTACGTCAGGAATGGCACCAGAGAAACGCGGCTTAATCACCGACAAAGACATCATTACCCTATTGGGATTGCAGGCTGATTAAAGGACAATAACATGCAACCACAACCAAAAGATCGCCGCGAGATAGAAAGCATTGTTCAGAATGCGATCAGCGAGGCCGTTGATTTCGTTGAGAGCGAGATCAGCGAAGACCGCATAAAGGCGCAGCGCTATTACGACGGCGAGGTTGATATTGGCCACGAAGACGGGCGCAGCAAGGTTGTGTCAACGAAGGTGCGCGACACGATCCGCTCTGTGAAGCCAAGCCTGATGCGGATCTTTATGTCTACCGCGAGGCCGGTAGAGTTTATCCCGAAGGGGCCAGAAGACGTTGCATTGGCCGAGCAGGCCACCAGCTACATCCAGCATGAGTTTACGCGTCTAAACGGCTACCGCGTGCTGAACGACGCCTTCCAAGACGCCATGGTGAAGAAGCAGGGCATCGTGAAGGCGTATTGGCACGACTACCCCGTTGCCGAGATATACACCTACACCGACCTGTCTGATGACGAATACACGTTCCTGATCCAAGAAGATGACGTGGAGGTGATTGAGCATACGATGGAAATGTCCATCGAGGTGGACGAGATGGGCATGCAGATCGAGCTTCCTGTCCATTCGGTCAAGATTAGCCGCACTGAGATGAAGGGCGAGCTGCGCATAGAAAGCATCCCGCCGGAAGAGTTTTTCGTCAACCGCGACTGCCGGTCGTTCGATGACGCATATGTCGTGGCGCACCGCACAGACATGCGCGTGGGCGATCTGGTCGAAATGGGCTTTGATTTTGACGTCGTGTCCAACCTGACGCCAATAGACGGCACAAACGACATGTCTGGCGCAGAGGTGCTTGAGCGCCAAGGATACGAGGAAGACCTGTCAGACGAAGACGAGCTAGACCCAGCCATGAAGCTGGTGGGAATTACAGAAGCCTACATGCGTATGGATGTGGACGGAACCGGCGTGCCGGTGCTGTACAAGTTTCTCTGCGGCGGCACGTCATACGAGCTGCTAGACTTCATGCCGTGCGACGAGATCCCGTTTGCCAAGTTTGAGATCGACCCAGAGCCACATAGCTGGTACGGACACAGCCTGTCTGAGCTTGTGGAAAACGATCAGGACGCCGCGACGTCTATTCTGCGCGGCATCTTGGATAACGTTGCGATGACCAACAATCCGCGCATTGGGATCGTGGACGGCGCAGTAAATATAGACGATGTGCTGAACAACGAGATCGGGTCACTTGTCAGAATGCGCCAAGCCGGATCTGTGCAGGATCTGAGCGTGCCATTTGTTGCTGGCCAGACGCTATCTGCGCTGGCATACATGGATCAGCTAACCGAGCAGAAGACGGGCGTCACAAGCGCCTCTGTGGGGCTTAATCCTGACGCGTTGCAGTCTACCACCAAGGCAGCCGTTCAAGCGTCTGTGCAGGCCGCTGCGGGCCAGACAGAGGTGATGGTGCGCAACTTGGCTGACGGCCTGCGCGATCTGTTTGGCATCATGCTGCGCCTGATGAATAAGAATATGGACGAGCAGAAGATGATGCGGATGAACGGGCAGTTTATCCCCGTTGACCCGCGTGTCTGGGATACGTCGATGGACATCAGCATCAACGTCGGGCTTGGCACTGGCCGCGAAGAAGAGAAGCAGATGGCATTGCAGCAGGCGTTGCAGATGCAGCAGATGGTTTACCAGCAATACGGACCAATGAACGGCTTGGTATCGCTGACCAACATCCGCAACACGCTGGCCGACAGTCTGGCGCTGTCAGGCGTGCGCAATGCCGACCGCTACTTCGCGCCGATTACGCCGGAAATAGAAATGCAGATGCTACAGTTGCAACAGCAACAGCAGGCCATGATGGCGCAGCAGGGGCAGGCACAAGATCCGAACGCCGCATTCTTGCAGGCTGAGCAGATCAAGGCGCAAAGCAAGGCGCAGACTGACATGATGAAGCTACAGCTTGAGGCGCAGAAAGCAGCCGCAGATGACGACTTGAAGCGTGACCAGATGGCGCAGGATCTTATGGTAGATGCCGCCAAGATATATGGCCAATACGGCACCGCCGTAGACGTAGCGCGCGTGAAAGCGGAACAGGATAAAATGCGCATGATCGGCGGCATGGCTCAGGGTACACCGCAGTGAGCGCCGACATCCGCATACAGGCCGACGACGCAAAGCGGCTAAAGAATGACACGGCGTTTCAGACGTTCGTGGACGATGTTCGTGAAGAGCAAATGCGCATCTTCGCCAACAGCGCAGCCTCTGACATAGAGATGCGCGAGGAGGCGCACGCAATACTGCGTGCGTTAAACAAGATCGGTGACGCACTCGACGCTGCAATCGCAGCAGAGGTCATTTTAGATCGCAAACGAAGGAACTAGCACCGTGGAAGCGACTAGCCTAGATAATGCCGTAGAGGCAATGTTGGCCCCAGAGCCAAGTGAAGAAAATCAAAGCGAAGCAGTTGAAGTAGCTGAAGCGCCAACTCAAGACGTTGAGAGCGAAACAGTTGAAGATATTGCCGAGGGCGATGATGACGTCGAGGCATCCGGCGATGACATAGAAGACGCAGAATATGTCGAAGATGACCAAATTGATGACGACGACCTAGTAGAGGCGGCTGAAGACACTAATCTCATCCCCGTTAAAATTAACGGCAAAGAAGAGCATTGGACACTGGATCAGTTAAAGCAATCTGCGGCGGGTCAGGGTTACATCAATCAAAAAATGCAAGAAAATGCTGCCTTGGAAAAGCAATACAAGCAGCAGGCTCAAGCATTGGCCCAACAGCAGCAACAAGTCTTGGCTTTATATCAACAAGCCCAGCAAGGTGGTCTGCAAGCCCCAACCCCACCGTCGAAAGAGCTTTTCGACCAAGATCCGATTGGATACATGGAAGCGAAGCTGCAATATGACGAGGCAAAGGCCGCGCACGACCAGCAATTAGTCCAGTTGCGGGGAATGCATCAACAGCAAGCGCAGCAACAGCAAGCGGCTAGACAAGCCTACCTTGCCGAGCAAGCGGAAGTGTTGAAACAGTATATTCCCGAAATCGCAGATCCCGAAAAAGGCGAAAAGCTGAAGGCGGGTATTATAGACACAGGCGTTCACTACGGCTTCACACCCGAAGAGATGGCTGGCGTGTCTGATGCGAGATATGTGCGGGCGTTAAACGACGCGCGCAAATATCGCCAACTGGTTGCCAATAAACAGAAGTCACAGTCAAAAGCTGATGGCGTTCGACCCGTTGTCAAAGCTGGTGCAAAGAAACGCCCAGACGGACAGGCTGCTACCCGTAAAAAAGCGCATCAGCGCTTGCAGAAGACAGGCTCAATCGACGACGCATTGAGCTTGATGTTAAAAAGCTAAGTCTTGAAAGGACGAAAAAATGGCACAGCCGACCAACACATTCGACACGTATGATGCCGTAGGCATTCGTGAAGATTTGTCAGATGTAATCTACAATGTAGACCCATCTGAGACACCGTTTTACAGCAAGTCTGCTAAAACAAAAGCCAAGAACACTTTGGTTGAATGGCAAACACAAGCGTTGCGCGCATCTGCGGTAAACGCTCACATTGAAGGCGACGCAACAACTGCTGATGCCGTCACTCCGACTGTACGCCTCGGCGCACGCACACAGATCTTTAAGAACGCTGTGGTCGTGTCAGACACCGATGAAGCAGTAGACAATGCAGGCCGCGCGAAAGAACTCGCGTACCAGACATTGCTTATCGCTAAAGAGCAGAAGCTCGACATCGAGAAGGCGTTGTTTGCCAACCAAGGTAACGTAGTAGGCTCTAATGTTGCTGCACGTAAAACTGGTGGTGTACCATCATGGTTGATTACTAACGTAAACTTCCAGTCTGGTGACTCTGGTGCAAACCCAACCGGCGACGGCACAGACGCGCGTACAGACGACGGCACTCCAACTGCATTCTCGCAGGCCAAGTTTGACGACGTTATGCAGTCAATCTGGGAAGAAGGCGGCAAGCCAGATACAGTATATCTGTCAGCCTTCCAGATGAACGTTGCTCTGGGCTTCACTGGTAACAACAACCAGCGTTCAGCGGTACAAGCCGGTGACGAGACTGTGGTCAAGTCGCTCGCAGTTTACGTGACACCGTGGGGTACAGTACAGTTCATGCCGTCACGCGAAAACCGTAGCCGTGACGTGTTCGTGCTGCAGGACAACATGTGGGAATGCGCAGTATTGCGTGGCACCAAGAACGTTGCCTTGGCCAAAAATGGCGACAACACCACACGTCAGGTGACAACAGAGCTGGCGCTTTGCTCGAAAAACGAGAAAGCCAACGGCGCAATTTACGACAACACCACATCGTAATATAATAAAAGAAGGGGCGATTTGCGCCCCTTCTGCTTAACGAGGGATCGACATGAAAAAAGTTACAGTTGTAGGCCACAAGGTACACACGTCAATCGGCAAGCTGGTCAAAGGAGACAACGCCGAGCTGCCAGACGCAGAGGTTGAAACGCTGATGCGCGTTCGCCCAGACGCACTGATCGTCACTGGCGATGTTGAGCCAGCGCCTGCACCCGCACCAACGAAGCGCGCCAAGAAGAAATAAGACATGGCGAAGGTTTCGGAAAAAATCGACTTCGAGCATGACCACATGGTCATCAAGCAGCGCCATGACGTCAGCCAGTCTCTGAGAGACGCGCAGGCAGCGAAAGACGCTGGCATAGGCATGTCAGGCGAAAACCGGCTTGTGGGCTTCGTAGACGGCGCTGTGCTTGGCGCATGGCTTAAGGAGGCCGGTGTGGCGTGGTCTGATACGGAGGCGGCCAAGGAAGTCGTCAAGCGTAAGATGATGTCAGGCGAGTTCGCTAAGATGCGCGTCTGGGAAGGGTCTTACTGATGGACGCTGATCTGCTTTGGACAACGGCACTTACTGCCGGATTGGGCCTGATCGGCTGGGTATTGAAAAGCGCTGTGGACGAGATGCAGCGCCTCAATATTCTACTGAACAAGACCCGCGAAGAAATGGCCAAGGATTACGTCACCAAGGCAGACAGCACTGCCGTCATGGCGCAGATCGTGGCGCGCTTTGATCGCATCGAAGAGAAAATAGACCGTCTGATGGAGCGGTGATCTGCTCGCTCGCCAGCGTAGCCGTTGGCGTGCTTGCATATGGGCAGCTTTACACGGCGTGTATATACAGATGCCCATACCCAAGCTTCTGGTATCACTACCCATATGTTATAAGGGTGGAGTATAATAGTGGATGCCCGCGTTTAGCTGACGTGGGTAAAGATGCCAAATGATAGACCCCGCAACCGCAATCATGGCCGCTGGCGCTGCGTTTAACGCAATCAAGAAGGGTTGCCAGATCGGTCGTGACCTTGAGGGCATGGCAGGCGATCTGGGGCGCTGGTCTAAGGCGATCAGCGACTTCGACTTTGCAGCGAAGCGCGTAGAAAACCCCAAATGGTATCAGAGCTTCGGCAGCGTCGAGCAGCAGGCGATGGATCTGTTTGTGCAGAAGAAGCAGCGCGAGAATATGCGCGACGAGCTGCGCAAGATGATTAGCGAAACGCTTGGCCCGTCTGCGTGGCAAGAGCTGATCCGCATGGAAAACGACATCCGGCAAAAGCAGAAAGACGCAATGTATAAGCGCATCGAGCGCAAGGAGACGATCATCGCGTGGGCGGCTGGCCTGCTCCTGTTCCTGATCTGCGTTGGCGCGCTGTTTGGCTTTGTCTGGATCGCGGTGAAACGCTGATGGCTGACGGTGTATCAGGCATAGGCAGCGCACCGTTTAACGTGCAGTCGGACATACACCAGCAAACGCAGTCGCGTGAGCGCATAGAAGCGCATCTGGTGGAGCAGAGGGTAGCCAAGGAGCATAGGGCCAATCACACGCATCTGGACGCGCTCAGGGAGCAGAAGTTGGACTTAGGCAAGGCTTATGATAGGTTTGGCACCAAGACCACTGCTGACAGGCCGCAAGGCACAAACATCAATATAGAGGTTTGACATGGAAAAGATACTTGCTTGGAAGATCATGCCGCGTCTGATGATGCTGGTGATGACGATCATGTATATACGCTGCATCGAGTGGGCGCTGACACAGCCCGACCTTAGCACGCAGCAGAGTGCGCTTATTAGCGTTGTTGCCGGTGCCATGACTGGTGCTTTTGCCGTGTGGCTGGGGTCTGAGAAATGATTGGCCAAATTATAGGCGCAGTCGGAGGGCTGGCGACAAGCTACCTTGACGGCAAAACGGCAATCCAGAAAGCAAATGCCGAGATCAAGCTGAAACAGGCCACAGGCGAAATGGATTGGGAGCAGTCTGCTATCGAGGCATCCAAGGATAGCTGGAAAGATGAGCTGTGGACAATCGTTTTCGTAGCCATATTGTGCATGAATTTCGTGCCATCCATGCAGGACGTAATGGCAGAGGGATTCGCCAATCTTGAGACAACGCCGCTCTGGGTGCAGTGGGGCATGTATGCGTCCATCGCCGCCAGCTTTGGCATCCGCACAATGAAAGGCTTGAAGAAATGACGTTTAAACTATCAGCACGCAGCCGCGATAAGCTGTCAGGCGTAGACGAGCGCATGGCGTCTGTCGTCACCAGCGCAATTCACAGAACCAAGATCGACTTCGGCGTCATATGCGGGCTTCGCACCATCGAGGAGCAGCGCGAGCTTGTGAAAAGCGGCGCGTCGCAGACGATGAAGTCGAAGCACATAGACGGGTTGGCCGTCGATCTCATGGCCTATGTTGGCCCGCGTGGATCGTGGGAGCTGAATTTGTATGACGATATAGCCGATGCGATGGCAGAAGCTGCGCGCGAGGTGGATGTGCCAATCAGGTGGGGTGCCGCGTGGACTGTGCCAAATATAGCGCAGTGGGATTGCACGATGGAGGACGCGATGAACGACTACATCGACACGCGTCGCGGGCAGGGCAGACGCCCGTTCATTGACGCTCCGCATTTTGAGCTGATGGTCTAACCTAGCATCGCCTCAATGCTGTCATCCATAGCCTGCCGCGTAAAATCGGCGGGCTTTATGCGTACCGTTTTGCCGCTCGGAGCGTCGCGCAGTATAAACAATCGTATATCCAGCGCCACATACGCAAATATGTGCGCATCGCCATTTGCGCGCGTGAACATATAACACGCCTTGCGCCTGCGATCAGCGCGCGGCTCAAGGGTCGCCTTCACTTGCATCGTCAATAGCTCACCGCTGGCCGACTTCACCCATAGGTCGTCGTCCTGCATGTCTACCCGATGGCAGCGTATTCCGCGCTGCTCAAGCTCGGCTGCGACGAGAAACTCGCCAGCACGACCGACGTTGATGCTGTTGGCCACAGCCGGAATATACTATAAATATCATAATGTTACTACGGGCAAAGTTGCTCGCACTTATATGACCGCCAAAGCTCCTCAACGCCCCATAGTTGATCTTGCGGCATAACAAAGCATTTCCCCTTACCTAAATCAGTTTGCATTGCTTTTTCGACAAATGCCTTGCGTGATATGCAGCCAGCAACATCCATCACATTTTCGTCATCTGTTTTTGTCACAAGCACCGCAGCGCGTGATTTGAACGCTTCAAGCGATTTGAACAAAAGCTGGCCTGTCGGGTAAAACGTAGACTTAACGTCTATGCTTATTTCGCCAAGCCATAAATCAACGCCGTCATCTACGCCCAGCGTGTTGGGATTATATGAAACGTCATAAAGCTTTGCGACAGCAACTTCTGAGCGTATGCCAAGGAAATCCAGATCAACGCCTCTGCGCGTATCGCGTTGCTGATTTACTATGCCGCTGGCCCGCGCAAGTGTTGAGCGCAAATTAGCGCTTTGGCGGCAATCAGCCATATCCTTATCTGTGAGCTTGATTAGCATTAGAACGCAAACTCTTCCTGCGTGCGCAGGCGGTACAGTTGCTGGCCCTCGATAAACGACGTCTTCACGATTGTGCGCCGCTCCCGCATGGTCTTCAGCCCAATGTCGATATGCACGGCGTCCTGCTCGATCATGCTGCACAAGTCGCCCACCGACAGCTCGCCATGCTTGCTCAGGCAGCGCTTAATCTCCTTGCGCAGCACTTCCAGCGGCCACGGCTTATGGGCATACGCGTGCATGTCATCGCGGCCAATGAGCCTGCGCTTCATGCGCGCGTTCTCGATGATCGCCAGCTCCTTCCAGCGTTCCAGCGGTGTCATGTTTTCCGTCATAGCTTTTCTCCAATGCTGTTTACCATGTTGATCCGCTCGCCAATCCAGCGCATCACAGGCACAGCCATTGAGTTGCCCATAGCTTTGTAGCGAGGCCCATCTGGGCAATTCTCTGGCGTTTTGTTGCGCCACGGTATCTGCGTGTAGTTGTCGGGAAAGCCCTGCAGACGCTCGCATTCTACTGGCGTTAGGCGGCGTACTGCGCTGGCTTGCATAGCCATATATCCAGCCGCCGCGTGGTCAATACTGTTGCTAAAGCCGCCAGATGTATTTCTTGAAAGCATTGTTCCAGCGACGGAATGCGTAGCCACCGCTGGCGTCTTGCTCTTGTCCAGCGTTGGTGTGACATGATCAATAACCATTTGATGCTCAGGGATGCGCCCAGCTCTAAGAGTCCCTGCGCTTTCATATTCAGAAACTCCAAACTGGCTGTCTTGATACAAAACCACTGGCGTCTTGCTTTTATCCAGCGTTGGCGTGACTTTCGTTGACACACTGTCGCCTTGGCTTGCGCTGTTCTGTGCGCCGAAGGCTATTGGCAGCAAGTGTGACTGAGCCGCATCTTGCACGCTAATAGATTGGCCCGTTCTGGCGCAAAGCGAACCAGTAATGACAGGCAAAGTCTCCATCGTCGGATCGTATGCGCTGCCAGTGCTTTGCGGCACATATGCCTCCGCCTCTACTCGCTCGTTTCCTGTGCGACTGAATGGAGCGCCTTGTGTAACTGTTGGGGCAGCTTTTTGCCCCGCTTCTCGGCTCGGCGCAGGATGCCCTGACAGGCTTTCGCGCTCAAAAAGAACCGCTGCGGCACGCTTCCAGTCTCCAAGGTGTCCGACAACGAACACACGGCGGCGTCGCTGGGCCACTCCGAAGTATTGAGCGTCAAGCACTCTGTAGGCGAACCCATACCCGAGCTGGCCCAGCGCCCCGAGGAAGGTTCCAAAATCCCGTCCTCGTTGGCTAGACAGGACGCCGGGGACG